ACTCACGCCTTACACGCAGAGGTCGCTTGGTTATTGGTTGGGCTATTGCGCTCGCCTTCCTTGTGGCGTTTGGTCTTGCTAACTATGCGACAACACCTGCCGAGTGTCGAGTCGAGGTCGAGCAGATGTCTAACTTTTGTAAGGAGTTGTTATACCCATGAAAAACGATTTACTAGAAAAAGAGTTGTTAGAGGCATACCGAGTTTATGGGTATGAGTATGACGAAGAGTTTTACCCCATGTCTATATATAGAAGAGGGGTAAAAACAGAAGTAAAGGTAGATGAAGTTCTTATGGAGATGTTCGTCTATTGGTTGGACTTGGTAAATGCTAGTGATTTTGGAAATGACGAAGGACTAGAGGGGGTCTTGGTATGAGCAAGAAAAAGGGAACTACTGCGCCGACATGGACGCCGTTTGTAGAAGTCGAGGCTATTGGTGGAGAACTTGGCGAACATGAAACAATGTGGCAGAACAGATTTTATGTAGTGATTAGAAAGTATCTTCAGGGAACTCATGAAGGGGCTATTCACTTGAGCATTAGACATATCGACAGAAAAGCCATTAGAGATTGGCGACACTTTCAGCGTATCAAAAATGAGCTGGCTGGAAGCGATAGAGAAGGGCTAGAAATTTTTCCACCAGAAGAATATCTAGTTGATACCGCTAATCAGTATCACTTATTCGTCATGCCAGTTGGGCAGACAACCCCTTTCACTTGGAAGAGTCAGGGTCGTATTGTTGGAAATAAGGGAGACGCAGAAGTCATGCGAAAAATGGTGGACTTGGGAGTAAAGCCCGAAGAGACAGTCAATTCAGTTCAGAGGGAAGTGGAAGCATGAGTGAAGAAGTATTAGACCCTCAAGCAGGGCTAAGTGACGCCGAGTTCGCTTGCCTTTTGATGAGGTCGTGTGCGGTTCCCGAAAGTGCGCTTGCAGGTGCGTTAGGGCGCTCGCATTATCAAGAGTGTGGATTTTGCCAAGGAACAAAACAAGTAGACCCAAGAAGCATTAGACGATGAGCATATATAGAAGGGGGGTAAAAAATGTACTTTGATACTGGAATGATTATTGGAACCACGATTGCGCTCGCTGGATCCATTTTCGTAATGGTTGTAGGACTGCGCCGAACAATGGAACTAGAGCGAGTGATTAGGATAAAGAACAGACGCATTATCGAACTGGAAGCAGAACTAGACAAAAACAAGAGAAAGGCAAGGGCTTAGGTCGTGAAGGTTGCGAAGATTGCAGATGAGGCTATCAAGCTTTATCAAGAAGGATTGGCTATTGAGACAGTTGCCGAAGAACTTGGGGTTTCTTACCGAACTGCAAGAAAGGCAATAAATCTCAATGGTGCAATAACAAGAGACCCCTCAACAAGGGTCAAGGGTCGAACAGACCCTAGAGGTGGAAAGAAGGTAACGAAGAAAAGATGAAACTAGAAAACATAGTTTGGACTGCGGTGATAGCCCTAGTCATGGGTCTAGCAACCATAGTCTCTGCCGTTTATGGAGACTTGGTCTATACGACTGGCTTTGGGTTGTGTGCCGTGACATCAGCCCTACTTTCTTCAAGAGAAAGACGCTAGAGGTTGCATTATAGAGAAGTGGGGTAAAAGCCACTTCTCTGCAACTTTTTTGAGGCATTTTAGGTTTTTGAGCGTTTAGCCTAAGAATCCATGATTTTGTGCGTAAAAAATTTTTTCAGACACACGCTTAGGGCGACTTGACTACTGGACTTCCCTGCATTTATGCTAAGGTTGTAATCAAGTAAGACCCAAGTGACACAAGGAGATATACGAATTAGACACTTGAAGTAAGGCTATCCCCAAGAGGCGATGGTCGTAGGTTGGCTAAGTCAGCAACCTTGTCCCTGTACCCTAACAAAGGAAAAACCGAATGAACTATTCTCCAAAGCAAAAAGCGGAGAACCTGCTGGCTATCATATCTATGATGATAGTGTTCAGTTCAGGTGCGGTTGCTTTAGCAGTAGAGAAAGAACAAGAGGTTGTCGCAACAGAGCAAGTGGCAACTAGAAACATATCAGCGCTTCAGGCGCTCGCAGGAGAAAAGAAGGAAGTCGAGAAGAAGCCAAAGCTTCGTCCACTTTCTTACTTTGAAAACAAGACAAGTCTTACCGATAAAGAGTTGGTAGAACTTTTGCAGGTTGTTGGCTTTACAGGTCAAGAACTGAAGGAAGCATGGGCTATCGCCAAGAAAGAAAGTAATGGCAGACCTTTGGCTTTCAATGGCAATAAACTAACTGGAGACAACTCATACGGAATCTTCCAAATCAACATGATAAATACTTTGGGAGAAGACCGAAGAGAGAAGTTTGACCTAGACCATAATGCCGACCTATTCAACCCCGTGACTAATGTGGAGATTGCTTTCCATATGAGCAATGGTGGAGAGAACTGGAGCTCATGGCATATAGGCAAAGACGCTTATACTAGTACTAGTGGAAAGCACTTCGCTAAGTTCAAAGAATGGCTGGCTAAGTTTCCCGGAGAGGTAAAGTAATGAGCGAGCAAGAAGAGTTGAAACCTATGCTTGGTTCACTAGAGCCAGTAGTTGCTAGCCCTGCCCCAGTTGCAGAGCCAGTAGTTATGGTGAAGGAAGAGCCAAAGAAGGAAGAGCCAAAGAAAGAAAGCAAAGCCCCGAAGTTGAACACCGAAGGCGACAAGATCGTTTTCATGTCTGCTTTGAAGGTTGGTGCTTATGAAGGTAACTCCGAAAGTGTAAAGACAGTTCAACTCCGTTTAGTTGAACTTGGCTTCGATACTTGCATGAACGACAAGTTTGGTCGTTTGGGAAGTGGAGCAGTAGAAGCGATAAACGCTTACAGAAAATCAAAAGGTCTTTTAGAGAATGGCGCTTTTGATGAAGAAGTCTTGGCACATTTATTTGCTGGCACTAATGTAGGTGTCAAGCACTAAAGCATTGCAACAAAAAACCCCCTACCTTGCGGTGGGGGGCTTTTTGTTTTTGAAGCTTTACCCGTATACAACCTCACCTAGCACCGCAACTTGAAGAACTGCATCACCGCAAATAGCATCGTATTGGTCGAAGTTGAATAAGTCCATGCTTACTTGGTTATTAGCAATAGGAAGAGCCTTGCCGAGTTCTTCAATTCCAATAATCTTTTCAGTCTTTTCTTCAGTAACTTCGTCAATAGCAACTAAACGAACTTTGCCGATCTTATCCCAGTCGCCTTCTAGATATTCGATTTCGTTCCAATGAGTTCCGAAAGTTTCAAAAGCAGAACCGAACACCGCTTCCCAAAGTTCTTGTTCGTTGATTGTTACTACTATGTCCATTTGATTTCTCCCTAGTGCGGTTGTTTGTTGTTTGTTTACCGCTAGGAAAATAGTAACCTACTTCCCTGCAACTTTGCAAGTCCAAATATGCCGTGTCTTAGAAAAGAAAAAACCCCCTATTTCTAGGGGGTCAGTTCTTTGCCGTTGGGAGTTAGGCAATAGGTTGCAAGATTCTTGGTAATGCTTTCTCTTCTAAAGTTCTTGCGGTGTTATCAAGAAAAATCCTATGAAGGATTTCAGTATCAGAGAGTTTGCGGTATGAACTTAGAAACTCTTCATGAACTATTAGTGCGGTGATGTTTGTTGAACCTTCGATTAGTTCTTTGACACTTGCGGTTGTGTCAACATGGAAGTTATGAGGAAACCCCCCTGCGACTATATGAACTCCATATGAAATCATTTGTTTTCTCCCTAGTTAGTTAGTTGATCGTTTGACCAACAAGAGAAGCATATAATACTTGTCTGCACTTTTGCAAGTCGTGTCGTAGATTTTTTGTAGGTGTGTCTAGTTATGACCTTGCATGCTTGTCCTAGATTTTTCTAGGCTTGGCTTGTAAGTTACTAGGCTAAAGCTTTGAGTAACTTACTTGGAAGTAACAAGTTAGTTTCATAACCTTTTTTAGAAGTCTAAGTTACTCATGAGTAAGTTGTTTTTGTATAAGTTTTTTGTATTTATAAATATTTTTTATAAAAGCCTTATATATTTTTGTTATAAAAATAAATATCTTTTTTATATTTTTTAGAGCAAAAATAAAAACGATCTTTGAAAACATTGCTTACTTTCTTGAAGATTTTTTATTTATTTTTAGAGCAAAAATGGGGGGTAAAAAAGCATTATATTTTTTAGGAAAAAAGCCCCGGAACGATTTTGAAAAGTGCGAAAACATACCGTACCCTTCTCCGGGGTCAAAAGCAAAATATGGAAAGGTTCATATTTTTGCTTGCATCGTACAAGATTAAGGGTCCTTCTTTAAATTCACCTTCTTTATACTCCCGTACAATTGCTTTATGGACAAGCAGCTCAAACTTCCCGTAGACGAGATGCACTACCTCTCTACCCTCACACGAGTTGAGATGGAATCTCGCCTTCGTGCTTTGTGGAAAGCTGGTTGGTCCTTGGCAATTATTGGAGCGTCTTTTTCTCCCCCTCGCCCCAAGACCACCATCCACTTTTGGGTTAAGCGAGCACAGGATCTCAAGCTCTCTCGTCCTATCCCATCTCCTGCACCTAAGTCCTTAACCACTTCTGTGCCTACCAAGAATGCTCCTCGCCTTAGATCCATTTCTCCGGGCGTCCCTCCCGAAATAAGACCCCGTCTGAGGGAGTTATCTGCCCTTTCCAAGCGCTACAGAGCTAAAACACGCCCTGACAGTCCTTTAGCTCAAGCCAATCAAGAGTTGACCTACCTAGCTCAGCAGTTACGGGCTCGTGGAGTCCCTACAGCCGCTATAGCAGAGGCTGCAGGAGTTACCTATCGTGCTATGGCAAGGCGTTTGAGTCAATGATCAGAAGCTATAAGACAAAGAATGGCACTTATAGCGAGAATGACCTTGCTGTAATCGTTTGGAAGAACCCTAAGAAGACCAAGCGTCCTCAGTCTCGCCAACTTGAGACCATGACCAGCCCTCACTCACGCTATCCAATGGCCTTTCCTCTCAAAAGTCTTATTCAAAGTAATGCTTTCAAAGCAGCTAAGCAGGTTAGAAGCTCTGACGAGTTCTTTACAGAGATCGATAAGACCTCTAGGAATGCTCCAGTGCTTTTGGTTCTACCTCTAGCAACAGTTACACTAGGTTGGATTGATTTTTATGTTCCAGAAGAGTTTGTAGAAGGGGAAATCTAGATTGAGAGCAGTTTCGGATGTCTTTCCAGCAGTTGTTTGGCTTGCTCCACCTAACTCCATTGGCCTAGACGAGCTAGTAATTCCAGGCCCATGCCCTGAAGGCACTCGCAAGGTTGATCGAGTCCGAGTTGTGCTCCTAGGAGATAACATTTTGATAGCACAGGACACTCCAGAAGGCCCTAAACTAGTTTTTAGAGAAAAATACCTGCACAAACATACTGACTACAACCATCATGCCGTCCTTACCGAATCTGGCAAGGTTGTAGCCTTCAAGAAAGATGCCAGCTGTGGATGCGGGTCGCGTCTACGAGGTTGGAACCCTTATGGGCAGAATAGTTCTGTCTACTCGAGTCAGGATCCCGAAGAATGATAGATATAACACTTTTACAATTTGTAATTTTAGGTCTAGCAAGCTACCGAGTGACTCGTCTCTTCACCAGAGACATGATCACTACCTCTCTCCGTAATGCCTTTTGGAAAAAGTTTCCACCAGAGTCTACCTACATTGGCTACCTATCCACCTGCGAGTGGTGTTTTAGCTTTTGGATCGCAGCAGCCTTTGTTGGAGGCTTCATAATCATTCCATCAGTAATCTCTATCATTGCTATAATTTATGCTGTATCAGCTGTAGCTGGTTTACTGACTGCGTATGAAGATAAGTAAGACTTCATATTCCGTTGAAGATGACAAGGAGTTCTAATGGGTATCTTTACAAACGATAATCCTGAACAGTCATCTCCTCAACCTCCAAAGTCTTCACGCAAAAGAACTAAATCAACTTTTTCTCGTTCTACACAAATAGTTCAAGCCCCAGCAACTACATCTTCAATAATTTCTGTCTTTAGTAACAATGCAAAAGCTGTCCCTTACTCTGCACCTAGATCTCTTACAGCTGCAGCAGCTCAAATTAAAATTAATGACAAGGGAGAGTTCGAGCAATTTAGAATTCGTCGTGCTGCTGGTTCTAGCGCATGGCAAGCAGAGGCTTGGGAGTATTACGACGCAATTGGCGAAATCAAATACGCTTTTAATTTAGTTGCATCTGTTGTTTCACGCATTCGTATTTACGCAGCTGCAATTGATGATCCATCAGAGCAACCAACATCTGTAAGAAATTCAAGCATTGTTGATCAAAGACTTGCTAATGCAGCTGAGCGTGCTCTCGGTAGGCTAAACTCAGCATATGGTGGACAAGCAGGACTTCTTAAAGATGCAGCACTCAATTTGGCTGTTGCAGGAGAATGCTACTTGGTTCAAATGCCAGCTCGTCCAGGAGCTAACCTTCCTGAGTCTTGGGACATTCGCTCTGTTGATGAAGTAACTGCAGATGTTCGTGGCGGATTTAATGTTATTGGCCGTCGTGAACAATCAACATCTTCACAAGGCGCAACTGCAAATACAAAATTAGGTAAGAATGCATTTATTGGACGCATCTGGCGTTCACATCCAAGATTTTCGGATGAAGCAGATTCATCGCTAAGAGGTTTGCTTGATCTTTGCGCCGAACTACTTCTACTGAATAGGACATTCCGTGCTACTGCTCGCTCTCGCCTCAATGCTGGTGCTCTTTATCTTCCAGATGGTCTTTCGGTTGCGTCGCAAGGCGATCCAGACTACCCCTACGATTCTGAAGATGGTATCGGCGCAGGGTTTACTGCTGAAGAAGCAGAGGACGAATTCGAAGAACAATTAATGGATGCGATGACGACTCCAATCAGAGATGAAGAGTCAGCATCAGCAGTTGTCCCATTGATTATTCGTGGTCCAGCAGAGCTTGGTGACAAAATCAAGCAATTTAAGTTTGAGCGTTCGTTCGATCCTGCATTAGCTCAGCGTGCAGACCGTGTACTAGAAAGAATCCTTCAGGGACTTGATGTTCCAAAGGATGTGGTTACTGGTCTTGCTAATGTCAAGTACTCGAACGCTCTTCAAATTGATGAATCTTTATACAAAGCACACATCGAACCACTTATGTTGCTTATTGCAGATGCGCTAACTGTTGTTTATCTTCGCCCATACCTTCTTGCAACAGGTTTTGAAGAGTCACAAGTTAACAAGATTGTTGTTTGGTATGACCCATCAGCAATTGCAACTCGCAATGACCGTGCAGCAGATGCAGACGCTGGTTATGACCGCATGGCTGTCTCTGCAGACTCATGGCGTCGTGCTCATGGCTTCTCAGATCAAGATGCACCAACTCCTACAGAAGTTGCAGTACGACTTCTACAAGAGAAGGGCGCAATCACTCCAGAATTTACAGAGGCAATGCTTGGAGCTATCGCACCTGATGTAATTAATCAGATTCGTGGTGCACAGCAAGCAGCTTCCGTTGCTCCACTACCTCCAGAGGTAGAACAAGCACTTCAGCAAGCAGCTCAAGGAGCTGAGGCAGCAGGTATAGCTGCAGAAGCACCAGCAGAGGAGGCTCAGCAGTAAATGGCTGAAGAAACTTGTCCTCCAGCAACGCAGGACATCGCTCTTAATCTTGATAATCGCAAGAATGCAATCGATACAGCAATGTATGGACCACTTAACCCTGCAGAACCAAACGAAGAGTATTGGTCAGCAATTGCAGATGAGTGGAAAGTGGATACAGAAACTGCAAAGAAACAAGTTTGCGGCAACTGCGCTGTCTTTATTCAAACACCACAGATGCTTGATTGCATTGCAACAGGACTGACAGGAGAACAAAACGATGAATATGATTCTATTCAAGCAGCTGGCGACCTCGGATACTGCGAAGCGTTTGATTTTAAGTGCGCTAGTGCTCGGACTTGCCGCGCTTGGGTTGCTGGTGGTCCTGTAACAGCAGCTGCGAAGAAAAAGCGAACAATTTCCCAAACACCTGCTCCAAAGAAAGATCGCATTAAGGGATCAAGCAAAAACAAAAAGGGTTCAGCATCTGGATCTCGTAAAATTAATTTTTCAGCATCTGTAGAGAAGTCTCTTCGTGAAAAAGTGGCAAAGCATAATGAAAAAGCCTCTAAAGGCCGTCGTGCATCTCTAGGAATGCTTAAAGCTGTATATCGCCGTGGTGCAGGAGCTTATTCTGTGTCACATAGACCAGGAATGACTCGCAATCAATGGGCAATGGGTAGAGTTAATGCATTCTTGCGTCTTCTTAAGTCTGGAAAGCCATCAAACTCAGCATATGTAACTGATAACGATCTACTTCCATCAGGACATCCTCGTTCGACAAAGAAATCGAACTCTATAACCGCTGCAGCTGGCTTAGTTCCAGAAGAAAGCGATCTAGCAGAAGCGCTGATCGAGATTGCAGACAAATATGGAAAATTCAATGAAGATGCCACAGGAATCTGGGCAGGATATACACCACCAGCAGAAAATGATGTCAAAGGAATCGGAGTCAAGTGCTCTAGCTGTGTTCTATACATGGGTAACGGCCAATGCCGAATCATTGACATGGAAGTCGAAGACGAAGGTAAGTGTCGTTTCGCGGTTATTCCAGATGGCGTCGTTGATGTTGGAGTTCTCGAAGGTGAGAAGCTCGGAAACAACATCCAATCCGAACGAGAGCTTGCAGAACTCGCAGAGCAATGGAGCTACCAGCAAGAATTAGAAGCAAATATTGGAAATGCTGAGGATTATCCAAATCCTGAAGATGCAATTCTTGCTTTAACAGAGTATTCAAACTTAGGATATGAAGCAGAGCATGCAATTCGTGCTTCTTGGCTTCGTGCAGTCCGCAATGGAGAGGATCCATTCAAGAGAGCAGCTCTTCTAGCATCTCTAGGTGAAGAAAGCCTAGATGCAGACCTACTTCCTACTGACGAGGAAGAATAAGATGATTTTTAATCAAAGAGTATTATCTACTCGTGAGCAAGCTCGACTTATTCGTCGTGAAGTAATTGAACTTGTAGATAAGGCTAATGAATTCTCTACAGGGTCTCGTAGAGTTAATCGTAAAGCTGCTTACAAAGTAATTTCACGCTCTCTTAGCCAATCTAGAGGTCTTCCGTTCTCGATTCGCAAGCACAAAGCTATTACAGACCTTTCAACATACATCGCACTTGCTAAATATAACAAAGTTGTTGGTCTACTAGCAGACCATACTGATCTTCTTCCAATCTCTCATCCAAGATCAACCAAAATTAATGCGCTATCAGCATCTGCACTAGTTCAAGCAAAAATTCGTTGGTATCTTGATGACCCAAGAATTAAAGATGACACTGTAAAGTCACTTGTTGCATCTGCAATGGCTGCTCCAACAGATTCTGCAGAGTACAAATACGCTCTTACTCGTCTAGAGAATCTTCCAGCATCAGAACTACCTATTGAAGTTCTTACAGCTGCTGCAAATCCATTTGCAGGTAAAAACTCTGCTGCTGCTCGTCGTGCTCGTGAAGCTATTCAACTTTCTGACCGCTTTGAGCGTTGGATCAACATGGGTAGGTCACTCGGTGATCGTGCCACAGATGGTTTTAGATCTTATGTCCGTAGAAATGATGGAACAACAAGAAGCCATTCTGGAACTGTTCTTAATCAGAATATGTTTGAACCACAACTTGTTGATATTGAAGTTGGAAAAGGTAAAGTTTTTTCTGTTCCAGTAAAGACTGGTGAAGGCTTAAAAGCTATTCTTAAAGACCCAGACTCTGTAGACGGTTATTCTCAAGTAGATGCAAATCCTGGAAACGCTCCAGTAATTCCAGAATCTAAACTTACAGAGCTAGAAGCTCCTAGTATCTATCGTAAAGAAGATGATTACAGAGGTAAAGGTAAAAAGTTTACAGATGACAAATATGACATTATTAAGTTTGATACTCCTAAAGATGCATTGGTCATGCTTGATGAATCAAACAAGCGTGCAGCAGAGCTAGATAAGCCAGCTCCAAAGCAAATTAAAGCTGGAGAGATAGATGCAGATACAGGTCGTCAGTTCTGGAACCCAGATGAGCCAGTGTTTGCAGTTTCTAGACGCGGTAAGAAAACTGCCTTTGCATTTGCTCAGAGTTGGAAAGATGTTAACGAAGAGATCATGGCCGATGAACCAGATCTTGATGAAGAAGAGGGTCGTGATTACACTCGTCCAGAGCCAAAGAAAGAAGGCGATGCAGACGACACGATTCCACTCATAGAGCAAGCTAATAAAATTTTTGATGGCAAGAAGCGTAAAAAAGATAAAGTCGAAACAGCTCCTGTATTTCCTTACACAGTTCCAGAGCGTGCATATGAATTTAATCCAAATGAAGAATACACACCAGAGTTTGAATTTGATGACCCACAATCTCTTTCTCAAATTGATACTCCAAAATTAGAAGAAGCTCTTCTTCGTTCTGTAGAGCCAGTAAGCGCAACTGATAGAGCTACAGGTTTTGCTCCATTAGATCTTCCAAATGGAGATACAGAAGATGTTTCATCAGAGGCAATTGCAGCAGCTCTTAGAGAAAAGGGCGAAGATGCTGAGATGTCTCTTGCTAAGGCTTATGACACAATTGCAGGAAATACTAAAAACCAAAATGATCTAACGGCTTTTCGTGAAGGCCGTAAAGCAGAGGATGCTGCAAAACCAGCAGATCTTGAAGAGAAATTTGATGAAGTAGTTAAAGAAGAACCAGAAAAGGTTGAACCTACACCTATTCCTGATGAAGTTGCAGAGGATATTGCAGATACTTCAGAAGGTCTTGTAAGAGATCTTTCAGATGAAGAGCTTAGAAAGATTCCAGCTCTTAAGGGTCTTACAGATGAAGAGTTTGACAAGATTGTCAATGATCCAAATTATGATTACTCAAGTGCAATCCCTAAGATTGATGACTTCGATGTACCAGAAGGTATGTACAAGCCGGGCGAGTCTACAGCTGAAGATCGTCTTAATGCTTTAGAGCTTGCAGCAATTTCAAATAGAAGAGCTCCTAACTCTTTACTAGAAACCAAATTGAAAGAAGCTATGGATGGAAGTGGTCCAGAGTTAGGTAAAGCTTCTATCCCCGCCGCTGATGAAAATGGCGAGCCAATAGATATTCCAGTATCTGCAGAAACCCTCCGTGATGCTATAGCTCTTCGCGGCAAAGATGCTGCTAAGGCTATGAAAAAGATTGCTAAACCAGAAGCAGAAGAGAAGCCAGCTAAAGAAGAGAAGCCAGCGGAAGAAGAAAAAGAAACAAAGCCAGTAGGAACATATAAGCGTTCTGGTGGAAGAACTCTTCTAAAAGATGGCAAAGGCAAGCCTTTCACATCTAATAAAGAAGTTGCAGATTTCTTGGCAGAGAATGGTTTTGAGTACACAGAAAAAGTTACAACAAAAGATGGAAGAGAACTTCCAGTATTTGCTCACTCAAAGCAACAAACAGATGAAGAGTTTAAAGCTATAGCAAGAGAGCTTCGTGATCGTTTTGGTATTGATCTAAAGCCTCGTCCTGCAACTACTCAATCACCAGCTCAAGAAGAGATTGATTTTGATGCTCCATCTTTAGAGAAACCATCAGAAGAAGCACCTATACCTGCTCCAGCTCTAAGCAGAGAAGAGCAAAAAATTGCAGATTTAGAAAATGAGCTTGAGATGGTTGAAAGACTTATCAAGCAAGATGATGTCAAACCTTCTGTAAAAGATAAGATGGCAAAAAGAATTGAAAATATCAAAAAAGAAATTGAAGACCTGAGATCTGGAGAAAAAGCAGAAGAAAAACCAGCTGCTACTCCACCAACAACTCCTCCATCACCTCCAACTCCAACTCCTTCACCTGAACCAGACCCTGAAGAAGAGCCTAAGCTTCGCTCAGATAAGCGTATAGCTATGGACAATAGAAATAACAGAGTAAATGAAAATCAAAAGATTATTACTCAAGATAGAAATGTCTTTACATTAGATGGAAAGTTCCTTGGAAAAATTCCAGAAGGATTCTCTTTAGAAGATTTCTTCAGAGCATACTATTACAGAGCAGCTAGAACTGATCGAGATGCTGAATCTATTTTTAATGCAATAAAGCCGTCTGAAAAAGATAAGCCTTATGATGCAGATGTTTATCCTACACGAGAAGAAGAAGAAGCTATTGAAGAGGCTATTAAAGCTGATGAAGAGGAACAGGAATTTACTCCTGATAAAAGAGCAGTACTTAAGAATCTTGTTAACGAGCGTCGTATTGTTCAGGATGCCATTGATGAAGCTGATCTTTCAGATGAAGTAAAGCCAGAAGAAAAACAAGCTCTTCGTGATCTCTACGATAAATTAACACGAGCAATTGACGCAATTGTTCTTGGTGAATATGTACAAGATGCTAAGTCTCCAGAGAATCAAGTAATGGATGAAATTCTTGGTGGAGAAGAAGCTCCAACTCTTGATGAATTAATTGATAAAGCAAAAGAGAAGACTGATCCGTCAGCTCCAATTTTTGGTTCTCGTAAAGACATGATCTCTAAGTTGATGTGGTTTAAGTGGGGCGCTGGATTTAGAAAGAACGAGTCTCCTTACATCAGAGATGCAATGAGAAATTATGAGAAAGAGTTAAACAAGCTTTCAGATCAAGACATGATTGATCTTCTCAATCTTTACTATGATGAAATTGATGCTCGTATGGAAGCAGAAAGAATTGCTTCTGACCGTGCAAAGATTATTGCCGAAGCAAGAAAAGCTCGTCGCAAAGCATATGAAGACAGCCTCATTGAAGAATTTATTCGTGGCAAGAAGGGTGAAGCAGCTAAGCCAACTCCTGAAGCTCCTGCTGCAGAAGAAACTAAAAAACCTACAGACAGCCTTAAGGAAGGGGATGAATTTTATCTTCCTGGCGTTGGAATGGTTAAAGTTAAAAAAGTAACTTATGCTCCAGTACCTGGTCGCGGAGTGCTTGTTGAGTATGAAGATAAAGAAGGTAAAACTGGAAACACGGAAATATTTGGTAAATTTGTAGAAACTCGTGCTCCAGAAGCTAAAACTGAAGAAGCTCCAGCTCCATCAGCAGCAGAATCAGCTCCAGCCTCTTCTCTAGTTAAGAAGATTAAATCAAGAACTTCCGAATTACAACCAGGCGATGTTAAGGCAGATGATTTCTTCACAATCACTAAGATTGAACAGGAAGGAACAAAACCAGTTCGTGTTGATGGACAGGTTCAAGAAATTCCTGCATATAGAGTTACTGGTTACTATCCAGGTTCTGTAGAACAGTCCAGCAAGCTCTGGTCTGACAACTATGCACCAGAGGTTTATCGTGGAGCAACTCCTCCTGCAAAGGGAGATCTTCCAGAATTAAATCAGCCTAAAGCTGAAGACTATGGTGACTTTGCATATCCAAATCAGACAAAGGTTAAATACAAGGACCGCACACTTTGGGCTCCAAAGGATAAAGCTCTTGCAGACAAATTCTTAGAAGATTACAAAGCATATGACGAAGAACTTGCTCGTCGTAAAGCATTGTGGCAAGCACCAGAAGTTCTTCCAGAGAACGACGAATCTAAATCAGGCTCACCAACAACTCCAAAGAATCCTCTTTACACAGATAGCGTTCCAGCATCTGAAGTAAAGGAAGGCGATATTGCATTCAGAAGAGACAAAGATGGTCTTAAAGAATTCTTTGTTGTTACTAAGGTAGTTAGTGATAGAGATGGCACAACAACTCTTGAAGGTCACTATGTTGGACACCAGACACAAACTAAGGAATGGCGTTCTGGAACTAACATTGAAGTAATTCGTGGAGAAACTAATCTTCCTGCAGCTGGAGACAAAGAACCTCTAGATCGTCCAGATAAGACTCTTCCAAACTATGCAGAACTTGAGAAAGCTCGAAAAGAAAAGATTGCTGAAGCAGATAAAGGTTACTCACCAGTATTTGCAACAACAGATGCATTCAAGGGAGTTACTCCTCTAGAGTCTAAACCAAATCTTCCAGCATTCTACGGATCTGCTGAAGATCTCCTAGCTCTTGGCGATGGCTCAGCAATTATGAAAGCTCTTGACGAAAAAGGATTTGTTGTCTTTGACTTTGAAACAATCGGAAAAGATGTTGCTAACTCACTTAACCCAGATGCTCCTATTCAAGTTGCAGCATCTAAGTATCTAAACGGTGAAAAGGTAGAAACACTAAATCTTTTCATCAATCCAGGCGAACCTCTTTCAACTTACTACTACGAAACAGATGAAGCTGGAAACAGAGTTCTCAAGGCTGATCGCTTAAGAGACTCTGAAGGTAATCCAATTACTGATGAGTGGCTAGCTACTCAGCCAAGCGTTAAAGATCAACTACAGAAACTCATCGACTTCTTTGGAGAAAAACCAATTCTTGTTGGTCAGAACAACACATTTGATATCAACTTACTTGAGCGTTGGGCAGAAAAGCTTGGACTTGATTTCTCAATGGGTGGAGCTGTAGATACACGAGCAATTGCTAAGATTTTACAAGCTAAAGATCAAAAGTCAGTTGAATTCCCAGAGAATCCAGCTGATGGAGA